GAGGCAAACTGCTTGATGGTCTCGGCGGTGGATTGGCCGGTGAGCTTGGCCATGTCCAGCGCAGCCTGCCCCACCAGGCCAAGCTGCTGGCCGGTGAACTTGCCGGACGCGGCCACCTCGGCCAACGCCTTGGCCGCGTCGTGCTGGGTCGTGGAGCCCGTGGCCATGGCCTCGGCCATGTCCTTCAGGTGGCCGGCCGTCACGCCGGCGTAGTCTCCGGTGACGATCAGCGACTTGTTGTAGGCGTCGGTCTCCTCGCGCCCCTTCACCGCGGCCACGACGAACGCCCCCAGCGCAACCGTAGCGCCTGCAATGGCGGCACCAACACCGGTGAAGGCGGCGGACATCAGCCCGGAGGAATTGGCCAGCGTCAGCGAGGTCTGTTCGAAGCGGCCCCAGTTGCCGTTGGCAACGTCGCTCACCAGGCGCCCAAGCTCACGCCGGGCGAAGGAGTTGTTGAGCGTGAACTTTTCGACCGCGTGGCTGGCGCTGGTGACCTTGGCGCGCGCCTCGTCGATGGCGTTGCTGTAGGTCTTGAAGTCGTCGGCGCTGAGCATGCCCGACTTCTTGAACGCGGCCAGCTTGGCCTGCTGCTTGTCCAGGCGGTCCAGCGCCGCGACGGTGGGGTCGATCTGGCCGATGAGCTTGGCGAGATCGTTCGCCTGCTGGCGGTACTGCGGGCTGTTGTACCGCTTGGCCGCGTCGGCATTGGCGCGGCTGAGCTTGTCCGTGGACGCCGCCGCCTTGTCGCCGCTGGCGGCCAGCTTGTCCAGGTCGGCCTGGGCCTGCTGCACGCCATCGGTCGTGACCTTGATGCCAAGGCTTGCGATGTCGGTCACTTGGATTCGCCCATGGTTCGCAGCGCCTCCCCTTCCAGGACGCGCAGGCATTCGAAGGTGTCTGTCCACAACGCGCGGGGAACGGCCAGCAGCCGAAAGACCGACGGCAACGCGCTGTAATCCAGCCCGGTGGCGCCCATCGCGCCGGTTCGCCATTGCGTGGACATGGCGATGAACACGTTCACGGCCGTGACGTTGTCCGGCCAGAGCTCGACGGCATCATCAAGATCCGAGGCCACAAGACCGAAGGCGGATAGCTCCGCCTCCGTCGCTGGTGCCTCGTACAGCTTGCGTGCCGCCGAGATCAGTTTTTTGTGCGAGCCCCGCGCAGCTCGGTGAGGTAGGTGTTCACGATCGCGAACCCCGCGCCGGCGTAGTTCTGGCACAGCCGCTCGATGTTCGCGTCGTTGAACTCGTCGTCCAGGTCCCAGCCCAGCGCCACGGCGTTGATCGTGGCGACGTCGCCGGCGTTCTTGTCCTCGTCCAGCCACGCGAGCACCTGCTCGCGCGTCCGGTGCTTGAAGGTGAACACCACCGGGGCATCCGGGCCGCCGGGCACCGGGATCAACACCGGCGCCTTGAAGGTCGGGTCGGGCGTCAGCTTGAGCTTGGGCATGTCCTACCTCAGCTCGCGTAGCGCACGGGCTCGGCCAGGAGCGACAGCGTCACCTGGCAGGCCATGATCTGGTTCACGGTCAGGCTCGGCGTGCGGTTGAGGCTGATGTAGGCGTTGTAGAGGATCTTCGAGCCGCTCGGGAGCGAGACCGTCACCGCGCGCGGCAGGCGATCGTCATTGGCGGCGGACGCCAGGATGTAGCCCGGCTGCGTGGCATCGTCGGCGACCTCGAAGGTCAGGCCGGCCGCGCTCTTGATCGTCGGGATGCGCTTCTGCATCTCCGATTCCAGGAACTGGTAGTCGACGAACTGCTGCGCGCCGCCATCGGTCGTGGAGGTCAGGATCTGCGACAGCTGGGTCGTGCCGGTGATCTTGCGCACCGAGCCCGCGCCGCCAGCGGCCGGATAGATCGACGTGCTGGAGGTGTCGTAGCCCTCGAGCTCGAAGGTGTCGGTGGTGACACCGGCCACGCGCACGATCTTGTTGGTCAGGCGCGACCAGCCGGAGGTGACCTCGACCAGGTCGCCGTTGGCCAGGCCGTGACCGACCGCCGAGACGACGCCGGGGTTGGCATTGGAGATGCCGGTGACGGTGATCGGCGAGCCGTAGCCGGAGGCGATGGCGACAAGCGCGCCATTGGGGACGGAAACTGCCATGGTGGAGTCCTCGTGGTGAGAGACGCCCGGCGAGCGGGCATAAAAAAAAAAGCCCCATGCGGGGCCGGGCATCTGCGCGTGGTGCGCGGTTAGATCGTGTCCGCCCTGTACTGGAACGAGACGGGCACGACGTAGTTGGTCGCGTCCTGCGCGCCCTGGGCGGCAGTCACGGGGGTCATGATCTGCAGCGTCAGCCCGGGAACGTTCAGGCGCTGGTTGAGCGGGAACAGCGCGGCCAGCTCGTCGGCAATGCTCTCGGCGGCGCCGGAGCCCGCATTGATCGGGCTGTAGACGCTCACCTGGTACACGCCGCGGAAGCTTCGATGTGCGCCGGCCAAGTCCGCGCTGGTCGTCATGGCCGGCAGCAGGAAGGCGCGCAGATACGGGCCAGACGGCGGCGTGAACGGCACGTTCTCCCAGGCAACCGGGAGCGCCGGCGTACGCGCTGCAGCCCATGCCGCCAGCTGCGTTTCGATGGCGCGCCGGCACAGCTTGTTGCTCACTTGGGAAGCTCCGCTGCAGCCCTGTCGACGAACGCCTGGAAGTCGGCCACGCTCACCCGGACCATGCCCGCCGGCGCCTGCACGCCGCTGTGGCCGTACTCGATCGGCAGCGCGTAGGGCAGCGAGTTGGTCATGTAGATGTCCTGCGTGCCATCGGCGCCGTTGATGACGGTCGTGCCGGCGGCAATCGTGGAAGAACCATCCTTGTCGATCGCGTTCGTGGTCGTCAGGTCTGGCGCGCTGATAGACACGGTCCAATTGGCGCGCAGCCGGCCGCCCACGTACCCCTTGGGGGCCTTCTTGTTCTTCCACAGGTCGGGATTGCCGACCGGCGTGCGCATCACCGTGGCAGTCAGCAGGTCGATAGCGACCTTGCGGACGACGGTGCGCGCTTGCTCCGGCGCCTTCTTGGCGAAGGCCTGGAGCGATAGCGCGAAGGTTTCGCTACTGGCCACGGATCTGCGCTTCGAACAGCACCGGCACGCCAGCCGGCGCAACAGGCTTCACCGCGATCACGGTGTAGTCGATGCCCTGCCAAGACAGCACGTCGCCCTGCTTGGGCTCGACGCCTGGCACACAGAACGCCTGCTGGTCGCCCTGCAGGATCAGTGAGCCGTCGATGTACTTCTGCGGATAGGCGAACACCGCCGCCGTGGTGGGCAGGCTGGTGACCGTCGGCGTCACAGTGCCCGTCGCCGGGTCGTATGCGGCCGGCCCGGTGCGCTTGAGCGTGCAGGCCGCGCCGAACCGCTGCAGCAGGCGCGTGGCCGTCGCGGCGGTGTTGGGGTAGGTGAAGGCGGTCATTCTTGCTTGCTCGGCGCCTTATCAGCGAACGAGTAGCTGCGGATATGCAGCACAAGCTTCGCTGTCGGAAGTTCGCCCGGGCCGAAATGCGCCGGCTCGACTTTGAGTGCTCCCGGCACCTTGACGCCGTTCAGATACAGCCCCTGATCAGGGCCGCTGCGAACGATCACGATATCGTTCACGCCCGCACCACATCGAGCGCGCCGCGCCCCTTCAGGTAAGGAGCCAGGATCGCATCGACCGCGGCATAGCGCGGCGCCTGGCGCGCGCCCGGTGCGTACTCGACGCTGATTGGGCCGACCGTCTCACGCAGCACCTGCGTGCCGAGATCGGGCGACAGCGGCGCCACCGTCGAGCGCACGGCCAGCTCCGCACAGGCGTTCTTCACCTCGGCCGGGATGACATTCAGGGGCACGTACGAAGGCACGGAGCGGTAGCCGCTCGGCGCATCCACCAGCGCAACCCATGCACGCGGCCAGTCCAGCGCCTGCGTGCCGGTCACGCGCATACCCGTCCAGTGCAGCCGGTAGGTCTGGCGCATGTAATCGGTCGCCGCGCGCAGCGCCTGCTCCTTCGCCGCCGTGTCCAGCGCCGCCCAGGTGGCGTTGCCGCGGTTGGTGAAGTAGGTGTCGGCGTCCGCGACACTGGCGTAGGACTCGGCGTCCGCGCGGGCGGTGCCGTCCTCGACGATCAGCGCCATGGCTTACTCGGCGGCCTCGGCCGGCTTCTTCTTCGCGCCCGGCTCCTTGAACAGCTTGTGGCCGTCGTTGAGGTCGTCGCGATTGATGATCTTGAAACCCTGGTCGTTCTCGGGACTGTCGTCCACAACCTTCACGGTCTCGGGGTAGTTCATCAGTATCTCCTTGAGGAAAAAGGGGCCGGTTGCCCGGCCCCTTGCCTATCAGCCCAGCAGCGTGGCGATGTGGGCCGACTTGACGGCCTTCACGCCCCAGCTGGCCGCCACTTCGTAGCGGATCTGGCGGTACTGCTTGTACAGGCGCACTTCGAACGACAGGCCCGACTTCGGGTCGGTGATCACCATGGCGTCGTCCGCCATGTCGCCCTCGGCCGGGATGGCCGGCGCGCGGGTGGCCAGCACGATCGCGTTGCGGTCGAAGCCGACGTTGCGGGTCGCGGCCGCCACCACGGTCACCGCGGTCGCGGAGGCTGGAATGGCCTTCTGCAGGCCCGGGGCTGCCAGGGTGACCACGCCGCCGGACAGCGCCGACGCCACGACGTACTTGTTGCTGTCACCGGCGAAGGTGATCACGTCGCCCGCGAGGATGGTGCCGGTGCCGGTGATCAGGGTGATCGCGGTGGCGCCGACGGCATAGCCTGCGGTGTTGGTCGTGTAGCTCGCACCGGTGCCGACCGCCACGGCCTGCGGGACCTTGGCCGATTCGCGGATGGCGAAGCCGTGGATGTCCAGCAGCACGCCCTGGCGCAGCAGGCTGGTGTCGGCCGCTTCGTTGGCCTTGGTCAGCTGGGCCAGCGTGCGCAGCTTGGCGCCGGCGGTGGTGTCGATCACCAGCTGCAGGTCGGACAGCGGCGCGCCGTTGTCGGCCAGGATCTTGCGCACGTTGGCCGGGTCGGACAGGTCCGAGGCGAACGGCGTGGTGCCGGCGGTGCCGTAGGCACGCGAGGCGGCCACGTAGGCGGCCTGGGCGACGTCGTTCTCGATCTCGTTGACCAGGGTACGCATCGCCTGCGTGAACTGGTCGGCCAGGATCGGACGGTAGCCCGGGCCGGTGTTGATGCCGCGCTGCTCCTCGCCATTCCAGCGCACGGGCACGCCGCGCGACTTCTGGATGGTCAGGCTGACGTTGCCGATGGTCTGGTCACCGTCGTTCGGCGCGGTCACGCCCGGGGTCAGATCCGACGCGGTGGACTGAGGGGTGACGTAGGACATGACGGTCTGGCCGACCGCGGCACGGTCGACGCCGGCATCCAGGCGCACGGCCGGGACGAAGCCGACCAGCTCGCGGCTGATCGTGTCCAGCGACTCGTACAGGGTCGGGACGAGGGAGGTCAGGGTGTTTGCCATGGTGTTTCCTTAGGCTGTGCGGGTCAGTCGGTGACTTCGCCGCCGGATTTGATGTGCGCCATCTGCTCCGCCGGCGCGAGCGCGTCGAAGGCGGAGCGCGTGACGCTCTTGGCTTGGGTGGTGACGCGGTGGCTCCCGTGAGCGCCGTCGCCCGAGGTGGTGACCGGAGCGACGAAGTGCTTGCCCTCGTCGCTGCCCGCCCATTCGGCGATGGCATCGGCCAGCGCCTTGTCGCCCATGCGGGCCACCTTGGCGCCGTTGTCGTCGGCGATCTGCACCTGGCTTGCCAGCATGGCCTTGGCGGCCTTGATGTGCACCGGGTTCGTCACGCCGGCCTTGGCCAGCGCTTCGGACAGCCCGTTGTCGACCAGGAGCTTTTGCGTGAAGCCTTCGGCGTCGGCCAATTTCTTGGTCGCTTCCTCGGCTTGCTTGCCGGCCTGCTTGGCTGCCCGGTTGGCGTCGTTGAGTTGGCTGCGCAGCTCGTCGATCTGGCTTTCCAGCTTCTCGACATCGGCGGGATCGATGTCCCGGCCCTTGCGCAGCTTCTTGACCTCGCCCAGGAGCTCGTCGCGCTTGGCGATCAGCGGGGCGGTGGCTTTTTCGACGGCAGCGGTAATGGCCGCCTGCACCTCGGGTGCGGACAGGTCGATATCACTCACGGGGTTGTCCTCTGGACGGTTGGCTGGGCTCAGCCCATAAAAAAAGCCGCCCTTGGGGCGGCTCGGGTATTCGTTGGAGCTAGGCCTACTCGACCACGACGCGCTGCCCTTGGAGCAGGCAGCAGACACAGAGCTTGTTGCTCACGTTGCCGATCGTGGCCCGGATCGTTTCACGCCCGCCGCAGCGCACACACTGCGCGATGCCAGGGGTCTTGGTCTTGCGGATTCGCGCCCGCACGCGCTCTGCCGGTGTATCCGGCGGCGGCGTGCCGTCGATGACGCGAAGTCGTCCCATCATGGATAGCGTTGCACGGCCAGAAACGAAGTCAAGCCAATGCGCGGCGTTCGATCGTGTCGACCAGGGCGACCGCCGCCTCGAGGCTGGACACGAACACGAAACAGGCATTCGCATCCATTCCGCCGCGCTCGACGCCCTGCATGGCCAACTCGCGCAAGCCCCTCAACAGGCCGCCGGCATGCGTGACCACTTCAGTCGCCGGCACCTCTGCTCGGACCTGGAAAACACCTGCTGCGCTCATCGCCCTGCCTCTCCGCTGGATGTGTCATGACAGTAGGCCCGACCTCAAAGCACAGGAAGGGCCGAAACAGGCCCTTTTGAGGGCCTCATTTCCGGGGCACTATCACAGACAGCGCGGAAGTACATAAGGCAAACCATTTCCGCTCAACGACTTGCGCGCCGCTCCAGCTCCGCCAGGCTCATCCATCGCCCGCGGTCGTTGTAGAACTGGTCGAAGGTCACCTTGCCGGCCTTGAGCAGCTTGTAACGGTCGGGCCCGAGGATCTCCTCCTGGCGCTCGGCGCTTTGCTTGGCGAACCACTGCTTATACGTCAGCTCGGCCGGCACCTGCCCGTCCATGCTGGCGCGCGTGCCCGGCGCCATCTCGTCGACCGGGATGCCAAGCTCCCGCCAGCTCTTCAGTACTGGCACGCTCACGCTGCGGCAGTTGAAGTGCAACCGGCCAGGGCCGTCGCCCCAGGGGATGCTGTGGCCCACCGGCTTGTGGGTGTCGGCCGTGTATTCCAGCCCGTCGCGGATGCGGCATTGCGGCGACGTGCGCGTGTCGAGCGTGGACACCCACCGCACCGCCTTCACCAGGTCCGCGTTCGCGTCGACCATGGCCTGCCTCGCCGTCTGCGCCGTATGGCTGAGCGCCGTTTGTACCACGGCGGCCAGCTCGGCCCGAGGCTTGTTGAGCAGGCCGTCGGCATAGCGCAGCGCTCGCGTGCCGCGGACGCGTTGGATGATCTCTGACGTGGTCTGGCCCTCTACGTAGCCGGCGCGCACAGCGTTGCGCAGCAGCGTCATGCGCGATTGCTCGAGGTTGGCGACCCAGTCGCGCAGCAGACGCCCCTGGAACGGCCTGCTGAGCGCGGCGGCGTACACCTGCTCGGCGGTCACGCCGGCCACCGGCGCATGCACCTGCACCGCCGCGGGAACCGCGCCGGCGAACGCCGCGCCTTGGGCTGCCGACTCGACCCGCGCCAGCCCCTGGATTTCAGGCTGCAGCGCCTGAAGAACGGCCGCATAGGCCTGGGCGTTGAGTGCGCGCACACTTGCCAGCATCGACTCCAGCCGAGCAACCGTGAAGCTGTCACGCTCCATCTGCATCACGGCCTCGGCCAGCTTGGCCGTCAGGCTGGCGTCGGTACGGTTGAGCACCGCGATCATGCGCTGCACGACGCCCACGCTGAAGCGGTGCAGGTCGTGCGCGTGATCGATGGCGACCTCCTGCAACGCCTCGTTCGCGGTCGACCCGCGGCGCACCAGGAGCGCGGCCGCGCCGTCCTTTTTCTCAACCGCCGGCATTGTCGTTCGTGCTCACGTCGGCACCGCCGCCCAGCGTAGCCGGGCTGGTGATCGCGCCAGGCGGCGGCCCCTCGGCGTCCACCGCGGCGATCTCCTCCTCGGGGTCGATGTCGTCGGACAACAAGCCGCGGCGCTGCAGTTCGGTGATCGCCGTTGCCCGCGACAGGAGACCCGACAGGTGCAGATCCTTGATGAGCGCGGCGCTGGCCTCGGACAGCGTGGCGGTGCCGTAGTCGGCGTAGAGCTTCACCTTGCCGCCCGTGTCGCCAAGGCGCGCGAACTGCGCCATGAAGTAGAGCGCCTGGTCGAGTGCGTCCTCGAAGTTCTCCGCCATGCGCTGGAGGTCGGACTTGTTCGCCTCGGCGTCGGTCTGCGACTCGGTCGCGGTGCGCTTGGCGCCCGGCTGCTTGACCAGTAGCTCGGCGCCGGTCTGGATCATCTGCTGCTCGAGCGCGGCCAGGGCCTCCTCGCCGGCCTTGATGGCATTGCCCGAATGCTCGACGAACTTGAGGTCAGCTCCCACGGGGAGCTTGACCGCCGATGCGGCGCCCACCGACAGCCCCGTCCGATCGTCGGCACCGATCATGGCAAGGATCGGCACCCGCGCCACATGCAGGATCGTGTCCTGGTCGGATTGGCTCTGCCAGTGCTTGACGTTGAGATAGGCCAGGTCGAGCAGCGGCGCCTGCCCGCACATGAAGGCCTTGCGCTTGCCGTACAGCGGAACGAACGGCACCTCGGCGAGCGTGGTCTTGCCCCCGTCCGTGAGCACCCATTTGTCTTTGTCGACCTCCTTCCAGATGCTCCAGCCGCCAGGAAACAGCACGCGCACCTGGCGCACGCACTTCACGCCGAACGGGCCGTCGTCCTCGTCGACCGACTCCATGATGCGAAGCTGCAGCAGGCGCATGCTGCCGCCGATAAGCTGCGCCTTCCAGCCCAGGATCTGGCTGTGCATCACGCGCACGAAGTAGGGGCGCTGGCCGCTGGCCTCCTGCTCGGCCTTGCTGCGGAAGGCGGGGCCGGCCTTCGGGTAGCTCACGAGGATGCCTGCCAGGCCGTAGAACGATTCTTCGAACATCTCCGCGGCGAAGTTGTGCAAGCTCACGCCCTGCAGATCGATGTCCTCGGCCCAGGTCTCGATGCTCGCCGGCGCGTCGATCAGGTCCAGCGGCTTGGCGAACGGCTTGCCGCTCATCACCCCCACCGTCCGCCGGTAGGCCGGAAACAGCGTGGCGGTGTTGAGCCGCGAGCGGTAAGCGGCGATGTCCTCGGCCGGCCACTGAGGCAAGAACGCCTCGCCACCTTGGCGCATCGCTGGCGTGCCGCCGTTGAGCGCCTCGAGCACAAGCCACTGCTTGCGCAGCTCCTTGATCTCGTCGTTCGGTTCGTTGACAGCAAGGGCCATGCTCAGAGCCTCAGGGGTTGCACCAGCGCCAGCCGGTGCTGGATCGGGTAGCGGTAGACGATGAAGGCGGCGACTACATGCGTAGCGGCGCGACCTCGGCGATGCGCTTCACGCCCAAAACGCGATAGCGGGTCATGTCGTAGTCGTGATCCTCGGCCGACGTGTCGACGTCATCAGGATCTTTCGGATCGCGCGGCAGAACCGGCAAATGGCTGATCGCTGCCCGGCAGTGCTCCATGAAATAGAGGCCCGGCTTCTCCGGCACATTGCGGCCGGCCTCACGCAGGCGCGAGCGCATCAGCTCCAGGCCAATCTTGCGGCTACCAGGCGCCTTGTCGGACTTCTCCCAGCGCACACCCTCTCGCTCCATCTCCTCGGCGATCGTGGGCGTGCCTGGCTGCGAGACCGCGCTGATGGCGTTGTCCGCGGGGCCCGGACGTGGTGAGCGCGGCAGATGCTTGGCATCGACCATTGCTTTCTCGCGCTCGAGGATGCCGCGGGCAACGTCCCGGGGACTCATCTTCAAGCCCTCGTTCGGAGCTCGCGATCCGTACCATTCTCCGGAGAGAATCAGCGAGCCGCGCGGTGGGCACCACGTTGAACCGTCAGGCAGCGTCGCCTCCGTGCCGTCGGCCTCAGCCCACCAACCGACGGAAAACGGGTGCGCGCTGCCCCAGTCAAAGCTGCGATCGATGTACCAGCTTGCCGGCACTTGAAAGCGCGGCACGATCACTCGATCGCTCCAGACGTCATCGAGCGCTCCACCGGCGACAATGTTCCAGTCGCCATCGCGCATGGCTTTGATCAGCGCGTCGTTACCCAGACCCTCAAGCCGGTCCAGATAGTCCGGGTCGTTCTCCTGCAAGGTCGGGTTGTCGTCCAGGCGCGCCGGGATGTACTGTCGCGTGAGGCCGCCCTCCTTCTTGTCGGTCTGCCACACCGCAAGCGGCGGAGCTGCATCCACCCACCCCGCCTTCACCCAGTTGTGCCCGGGGCCACCGGGGTTGCTGCCGCAAATGATGCGCGGAAACATGCCGCGGAGCGCCGCTGGGACGCTCAAGCCGCCGAGGCGCAGTCGTCCGCGCAGGTAGCGGTACATCTTCGCCGAGAAGTGCGTGAGCTCGTCCATCATCAGGACGTGGATCTCGGCACCCTGATACTTGAGCACGTCCTTCTCGTGCTGCAGGTGGCAGAGATGGATCTTCGAACCGTTCCAGAACTCGATGAAGTTCTTGGACAGGTTGATCTTGCAGTGACCCGCGTTCATCCACTCAGCGAGCAGAGCCGGGAACCCGGTCGGACCCTCCATGTGGTTCTTGTAGAGGTCATCGAACAGGCGACGGAACAGGTAAACCTGCAGCCCGGGAACCTGTGCACACCAACTGATCGCCGCTACGCGGAACAGGTGGGATTTACCTCCGCCTGCCGCGCCACCGTAGAGGATCTCCTTTGCAGGCGACTCGTACGCTACGGTCTGCTTGGCATGGAGGGAGAGATCAAGCGCCATCGCCCGCCGGTCGCGTCACCGTCAAGTTGATGACGGGCGCATTGCTGGTCACTGTGGCGTCCAGCTCGACCGACTCCTTGGCCTTACCCCACCCTCGGTCCAGGATGGCGCTCGCTGCCTGGATGCGAGCGAACGCGATCTGCTTCTTGTCATTCGCCACCTCGACCAGGACGGCCAAGGCCTCCGCAGTGTGCGCCCTGGCCAACTGGCAGAGCGTCTCCCCATTGGGCCCCACGCGCGGCGAGCGGCCGCCCGGGTTGCCGGACTTGCCCTTGCCCCAGGTGGCGGCGTTCTTGTGCTTGGTTGGGTCTTTTGCGGGCATGGTTCAGGTGTCGGGGTAAGGCGGCCAGCGGCTTGCAGGCACAGTCGGACGAGGCGTGGGCGTGCGCTTGCGCGGCCAAGCGAGTACCAGCACGAGGCCGAAGCCGCAAGCGATGGCCAGTAGCGCGAAGATGCGTTCGGCGAGCATGTCAGTGGCCCTGCGCTTTCAACGCGGCTTGGAGCCCGCGGATCTGGGCATCGGCTTCGGCGGCGATTCGAACAAGATCGCTCGCACCTTTGCTTCGAAGCTGGGCGTCTGCATCAGGCTGGCTGGCACTGGCTGGGGCTGCGGACACACCACGGGCTTGGCAACCTTGCCACTGGCTGCGCAGCCGCACAGTGCCAGCGCGTAGGTCAGCGATAGTGCGATCAGCCTTGGCTTGCGCATCGGCCTTCTCCTGCAGGTAGTTGTCTGCGATGCCTTGGAACTTCAGGGCTTGCGCGTGCTCGGCTGCGCGCGCCTTCTCCGACGCCTTCAGGGCGTCGCCCAGCTGGTCGGCTCGCTGCTCAGCCACCGCCACACGGGCACGGGAAACAGCGAGAGACCCACGAAAGTGCATGGCGAGCATGCCGGCCGCGATCGCCAGCAAGGCAAGAGCGATGCAGGCCCAGCGGTAGATGGCGCTCATGCGTGCGCATCCGGGCCCTGGCCACTGAAGGCCACGGCAATCATCACGGCAATCGCAAGCAGCAACCCAAGCACCTTCAACGCGATCATGGCTTCCCCTCGCACATGGCGCGCTCCGCGGCGCGCCGCTTGACCAGGCCGGGCAGCGCCTTGCCGCCGGCGTAGACCCAGCGCGACAGCTGCGCGCAGGCTTCCGGCCACTGGCCGGCGTTGGCGTGCTTGCTCAGCGTCGATCCGCAGACGATGGCCGGGCCGACGTTGTAGGTCGCGTCCGTCAACGCCGCCTCCTGGCCGGGCGTCATTGGCGCGCGAATGCAGCGGTGCACGGCGGTGTTGGCCTCGGCCATGTCCACGCGCAGCAACTGCGCGCACTCGGCCGGCGTGTACTGGCGCGACTCGACCGCACCCGTGTGGCCGTAGCAGACAGTGAGCACGCCCGTCACGTCGCGATAGGGCTGCGGCCGGTGGCCTTCGAAGGTGGTGGCCAGAGCTGCTGCGGCGAGCAGCACGGCGGCGCTCCCTCCTACGCGCCGCGCGTTCGCAGCCATCGCCCGAACTGCCACAGCTTGCCGATGATCAACATCAGCGAATAGACGAGCGCGAAGAACGCGGCCCA